TGCCGACCTCGCCCAGCTGCTTTTTGGTTGAGGTCAGGCCTTTGGTCAGGGTGCGGCCGACGCCCCCGCCGATGGTGATTGTTGCATTAAGGCGCTTGTTTGCCATCTTTGGGTATTCCGTCTAGCCACCAGAAAAGCTGGCTGGTGCGCATGGCGGTGATTTCACTCATGGCCCAGCCGGTGTGAGACGCGAGAGCCAACACGCCTGATCTGAGATCTTGGGCTCTTACTGTGTAAAAACCTCCAGCGCTTCCTGCAGGCGCCGGTAGTTACGCATGGTCATTGTTTCCACCTGGGCCGGAGTAATGTTGCACAGGTTTGCCATGAGAGTGACTTCGCGGTGGGCTTCGCTGCCCTTTACCGCCTGAACGTCCAGCTGATCGCGAACGGTGGGCTCGCGCATGGTGACCGTTTTGGTTTGCTTGCCATCGATCTCCACGGCTGTTTTCAGTTCGATGCTCAGGCCTTCGTCACTTTCTACCAGGTATTCTGGAAGTTCTTGCTCTGCCATGTTGTTCTCGCTTGTGGTTGTCAGGTGATGGGCGGCCGGAGCCGCCACGAATTACACGCCCAGGGCTTCGCGGATCTCCGCCAGCCGGTCTGTGCCGTTGATGATGCGGATCATGTTGCGAACATCGATCTCGTGCACCACTTCGCCGTCATGCTCCAAGCTGTAGTAGTGCAGGCGCATGGTGACGGACAGCGGGGACATTTGGCCGGGCTGCCAAGTGCCGGAATCGATGGCGGTGATTTTGCCGCGCATCTTGTGGACCACCTGCTTTACGGTGCCGTCCACGGATTCCAGAGCGCCACGGGCGGTGAAGGGGATTTCATTACCTTCTGCCACGCCGAACTGGCTCAGAATGTCCTTGTCGTAGGAGATCAGGTTGAAGCTGCTTTCCAGCGGCTCCATGCCCATGTCCAGCGCTTCGGCGCCATCCATCCCGCCAGCGCGCCAGTCTTCCGTCTGAACCGTCAGCACCGGTGGGGTGTAGTCCTGCAGCTGGCCGGCGTAGCCCCGGCCATCCACAAACAGGTTAATGTTCTTGAGTACGTCGCGAGCGGCCATTATTCAAACACCTCTGTGATGTAGTCGTTCACCAGCATGGACCGGAAGGTGATGTGCTCAGCCGGGTAGGGCGGGGTGAACTCGAAATTGAAGTACACCTTGCCCTGCTGGATGTTGGACGGTGTGTTCAGGTCCGGATCAGGCCAGCACCGGCCGCCCAGAATCGCGCCTTGGGCTTTCAGGCTGGCCAGGTAGGCGTTCACACCATCGGTTACGTCTTCCACGTAGGTCTTCGTGATGTTGCGGTCTACCGCCCACAGGTGAGCGCGCTGGCTGCTGTCGTTGATCATGTCTGCCGTGCGGCGGACTGAAATAAACATCCATTTGGTGTCATCAGTCAGGGAGCGGTTGCCCCACAGACGATAACCGTCCTGGCGGATGATGGTGGCAATGCCGCCTTCGTTCAGCAGGTTGGCGCGACTGTTGGCGTCACCAAGCTTGAAATCCACCGGCCGGGAAGTGCCGACGATGCCGTTAACCGGCTTGTTTGACGGTGACCACCAGAAGCCCAGGTCGTTGTCGATCTTGGCGAAAATGCCAGCGGCGCGGGCTGAGCCGGGCTCTGCCTTGTAGCTGCCATCGGACTGGATAACCATGGGCCAAGGGTCTACCAGGTAAACCCGGGCGCTGCCGAAGTCGTCAGCGTACTGCTGCGCTGCATCATCGGTCGTGTTCGGGCCATCGGCCACGATGATGGCGCGCATGCGCTCAGCGATTCCCAGCAGCTCAGAAACGACCGCATTACGGAGGCCTGATTCGCGCTGGTGGGTGTAGCCCGGGGCGCACAAGATACGCGGGGAGAACCCGACAACGGATTCGGCACCTAGAAGCGCCTGCACACCTTCGAGTTGACCGGTGGTGGAGTTCACGCCACCCACGATATTGGCGATAGTGGCCTGCTCGTCTGCGCCTTCCTCTACGCGCACAACGATGACCACGGCGCCCACCTGATCGAAAATGCCGTCCATTGCGGCGGGCAAGGTTCCGGACGTGACCAGGCGGGCGGCTTCAGTGCGAGAGCCTGCAACCAGAGTCGGCTGGTTGATCGGAAATGGCTCGGCGGCACCGCCAGCGAGTGAAACAAAATCGCGAGCCTTAACCACGCCGGAACCGTCGCTGCCTTCCGCCAGCTCGGCGGTTACAGGGGTATCCGTGATGCCGTTCACTTCCGCCAGCACATCGGACGCGGTGGAAGTCACCAGGCCTTGGGTGTCAGTGGCCAGAGTAACGGTGATATCGTTGCCGGAAAGTGCAGCGGCCAATGTTTCGGAGGCGTTACCGGTGTTCACGTAACGGATGCGAAGGTTGTTCCCCGCGGTGCCCGCTTCGTTGGCGGTGTAAATGATTGCGGTGTTAAGCGCTGTATTGCCGATTGTGACTTCGGCCGGGGTCGCCCCTTCCGCTTCAGGCGCGGTACCTACGATACCGATAACGCCGGAGCGGACTGTTTGAATGGGGCGGGGGCCGGTGTCGATTTCCAGCACCTCCGCCCCGTGTAGGAATTTTGCCATTGCGGTTGCCTCGCCTGATCGGGTGATTGCGTACCGTCAGGATGATTCACGCGCGCGTGTGGCTCCGCTGGCAGTGGTTCCCTTTCTGGCTATGCCGCCAAATCCTCAACAACACCCCGCCGAACAGCCGCAGATTCGCAGTGCTTCAGGTAGCCTTTGAACGATGCCCACGAGGATTCCACCGTTTCCCTGGGTACTCGCCCCGCTCGATACCCGGCCATCAGGCCTTTCATTCTGGATTTGGCCGCCGCCACGTTCTTCTTCCGGGGCAGTATGTGGGTGGTCCAGGTGCGGTAACCGGCGAAATCCACGCCCTGTTCGGCTGGGTACACGGTGCTTTTGGGGTTGATCACCAGGCCCAGCTCATAGTGCAGCCACTTTTCCAGGTAACTGAGCAGGCGCCATAGGTCGTGCTTGTCTGGGGCGATGATGATCCAGTCATCCATGTAACGCGCATACAGGCCATAACCCAGATCGTCGGTTACGTGGTGGTCCATTGGGTCCAGGTGTACGTTTGCGCCCAGCTGGCTGGTGAGCGCGCCTATGGGTGCGCCAATCTGATCAGCGCCATGCGGGCGCATTATCCGCCACCAGAGGTTGATTACCCGGCGGTCTTTGATGGTTTTCGATATCTGCTTGAGTAAACGGCGCTGGTCGATGCTGGGGAAGTAGCGGGCTATGTCGCCCTGCAGCACGTAGGCCTTGCCCCAGCGGGCCTGGGCTTTGCGCAGCATGGATTGAACGGCGAAAGTGGCGGCATGGGTGCCTTTGCCTTTCCGGCAGGCGTAACTGTGGTCGATGAAACGGCGCTCGAAATAGGGCTCCACTACCCGGTGCAGGGCATGGTGAACGATTCGGTCGCTGAATTGGGGCGCTTCGATCAGCCGCACTTTTGGTTCGTACACGGTGAACTTTGAAAACGGCTTTGGCTGCCAGGTGTTCCAGACCAGGTGGTTGTGTATGTTCAGCAGCTCTTCTTCCCAGCGCCGGTGAAACCGCATTACGTCGGGTTTGTAGCGCTTGCGTTTTCGTGCCTGGTGGTAGGATTCAACCAGGTTATCCCAGCTTACAATGTGCTCCCATAGGTTATTTGCCGTCTTTGGCATTACTGCTCCTGGTGGGGTTTGGGTGTAGGGGTGGCGGCGCCACTTCCGGCCTGTAGCCTACTCGCCGCGCCGCCGTTTTATCTTTCGCCTTCCATGACGCGGGCCAAAGCCCCGATTCCTTGATGGATCGCTTGCAGCGGTGACCATGATCAGCCGCTGTCGGTGCAAACCCGAGGGGTCGCAGACGGCACGAATCCCGACATTGCTATTCACATTCCAGGGATTGTTGTTCAGATTCACGCAGCGGGCGCCGGCCTCGGCCGCGTTGTTCCAATTGCCGCCTACGGCTTTGGCCCTTTGAATCGCTTGATCAGGCCGCCAATGATGCGGCCGATTTCGGCGATGTGCTCGGTCGCTATTTTTAGCTTCCGACCACTGAGGTAGCGGCGACCGAATGAGTGGCGGATGAAATGCCGTAGCATCTCCAGTTCCAGATCCACCTCAAACAACCACCGCAATTTGTCGCGGGATTTCTGCGCCCGGATAGTCTGCCGCACCATGGCGTGCACACTGTTTTTGATCTGGGTGCAGAGGGCGAATTTCTCGGCTTTGGGGAATTTCTCCACCACCGGGAAAAGCCACTTGGCCAGATCATCCAGTTTTTCGTAAAGCGCAAAATCCCGCATTTAAAACAGATATCCAGATAACAGATTACAGAGAATCGCAGACGGCACGAATCCCGACAGCGCTATGCACAGTCCAGGGATAGTCGTTCAGATACACGCAGCGGGCGCCGGCCTCGGCCGCGTGGCCCCAATAGCCGCCTCCCAGCAGGGCATTGAGCTCTGAGCCGATCCACTGGCCGTGGTCGTGGGCCGAGTCCTTGCCGGTGCTTATGTTGTCGTGCCACGTGGCGTTGCCATAGTAACCGCCATACTCTCCGAGCTGCTGCCAGATATTCCCGCTGGGCTGATCGACGTTCAGGCAGCTGACGCACTCAAAGCCGTAACCGGTGTAGTCTCCGGTATTGATGCGGCCAGTTGAGCCAGTGGCGCCTTGCGGTACGCCGTAGGCCAGCATCATGAATTCGCTATAGTCCGGAAGCCTCTTGCCTGCGTTACGCACGAGGCGGCTGTAGTCCAGCCGTGAATATCCTTCGGTACCGGTGAGCGGTGTGGCGTTGTGGATGGACACGGGCACGGTGTTGGGCCATGCGGTGCCGTCTTCAGACGCCAGGTAGATGTCTGCCCAGAGTTTGCCGGGGATGACCTCCACCA